GTAACGCTGCGCCATACTCCGAATATGGTGTCAATGAATATGGCAAGAATGGCAACCAATACGAGTGGCTGCACCGGTGAAAGTATGGTGAAGAATGAAATGGTCAAAAGTAGTATGGTATTTTTCATCAGATGACGAGAATTTGATTGTTATATCCGTTGTTGCGTGGATAGCCGCAGTTCCAAACACCATCCATGAAGCAGTCACCGATGCACTGGGTGCATTCGATTTGTGGGCGAAGGTCGGTGTCACGATTCTCATGGCTGATGAATATCGGATATTCAGCACGATTCTTGACCAGGTATCTGATGAGGCGCATCTCAAAGAATGAAGCCTTCTGAGCGAAGTGCTCCATGCCAAATGCCACCTCACTGCGAGATACGCTTGAGCTGTTATCTCCAAATTGAGTTTGCAGACCCTTGTTCTTGAGCTGATACGTCAAGCCAAATACAGCATCTTCAGCAGACCTCCACGCAATTACGGGCTGAATGAAAGTCACGAGCTGCTCCTCTTCAGGAGTCAAGGTCTGGTCATTGTATGCCTCGAGCAAATGGTTGTAAAAGACGGTGCCAAGTATCGGCATCACTCTGAGCTGTGCTTGAGTTGCTACATATGGGAACACATCAGTCACATCCACATTGGCGGTGATTGGTGTGTTGGTCTTGAGATAGTTCTCTGTGATAAAGTACAACATTAGAATTGAGGTGTTTGAGTTTGTGCTGCTGCTTGTGCTGCTGTGACGTCACCACCTTCAATCGGTGGGAGTGATGCGAGTGCTCTGACCTCATTGGTGGTCATCTGCTCAAGTACTTTGGTTGCTACCAATGGGCTCATTGCATTGAGTGCGTCAGATGTCTTGCTGGCATCTCCTTCGATTTCAACGATTGATTCATTGATGATTTGAAAGTTGTTGATTTTGAAGTCAGCAAAGCCGAGCTTGGCGATGTGTAGAATCTCATTGAAAATATCTTGCACTTGCTCACGCAATGGCATCACGACATTCTTTTCGAAGATGATGTATGCTTGCTTGATATCGCTACCAGAACCAAGTGAGCCAGTGGTGCGGACACCCATCAAGATAGGGTCGATGGTATGGGCAAAGCAGATTTGCTCTGTGTTTAGTGCAGATGCTTCCTGGAAGAGTTTGTCATTCGAGTTGGTTGGGATGCTCTCAATCTTTGGAAGCTGGTCAGCTGAGTTCGCAAAAAATGCAGCAGTTTTGCCTGCGTTCTGAGCGCCTTTAAGCTTGTCGATGGTGTTACGCAGTACGTTCTTTTCCTCTTCTGATTGCGGACGTTTTGGGAACATGATCGCAAATGAAGGGAAGATGCTGTTCTGAATGTTTGACTTTGCGAAAAATGAAAGGTCGCCACTCAAAAATGCGAAGTTAAGTGCAGAGCTGTACTTTGGAAGCGGATACCAATCTTGTCCAAGGGTCTCAACCTCATAGACAAATAACTGCTCTGTGTCAGTGCAAGTCGGATGATGCTTCTTGATTTCTTGCACGTTGATTCGAGCCGACCAATCTTCACAGATGAAGTACTGATTGTGCTGTCGACCACGTCTCACTTTCTCTGGCGATACGTTATGAGCTCTCTTGAGCTTCATCTTCTCATCAAATACCAGGCGAAAGTAAACACGATTGTGCACAACCAACTGCTCAGTGACTGCTCTTGCAATCTTTTTGATGTTTACTTTCTTCTCGAATGTGTAGAGGTCAAGCAAATCTTTGGCAGTTGCGCCCTCAACTTTGATATCGAAGCCACCACCAATGACAGCGTTGGTCTTATAGTCAACGATGGAACCATGGAGCGGTGAGCTGAACACCATCTGGTTGAGTAGCTCTGGATACATATTGTCCTGTCCAAATGGAATCCATCCAGCGGTGGTGTATCTGCCGTTGACGTATGGCACAGAAAGGTTTGCGCCACCAACTTTCAAGAATGGTGTGCTGAATGCCTCATAATTTGGCGAGATGACTTCCATCTCTGCTGGTTTTTGTGCTCTGAATCTATCGAATATACCCATGATTAGTCGTAAATTGATGTTGTTGATGCGCCACTGACAACCATTCTGCCCTCCTCAATGACCACTCCAGTAGTGTCACTGATTTCTGTGGGAGGTATGGTTGATTCGTACACCGAATATGTATATTGTCCTTTCAGTAGCTCGACATCAACTGGTTCATCCAGGTAAAAGAGATTGAATCTCTCTGGATAATCAGACTCGTCTGGTCCTGTGAAGAGGATTGGGTCGGATGTTGGGTTCATTTCGTTTTGGAAAACGAACAAATAATATGGCGAAGTCAATGTCGACACCTCTGTCAGTGTCAGCACAATTGAATTCACCTCTCCCTTGTTAATGTAAATCATTTACTTATATTGCAATAGGGTCAAATTTTGTTCACAAAAAAAAGCCACCCGGTGTGGATGGCTCTTTGTAGTAGGTTAATTAAGATTAAGCAATGACAGCATTCACAGCAGCCTCTTCAATCTCGTATGCGAGGAAGTCATTCTCTGCAACCAATGTCACAGAGTACTTACTACCATCTGCACGAGCTGTGCCAGAACCTTCACCAACAGCACTCAACTGAAGGAAAGGGAAGTACCAGTACTTTCCGTTCATATCCTTCACGATTGCGTTGAGGTATTGCTGACCAGCACCCAAGATTTTGATTGATTGAGATTTATCTTGGTCACGACGGTGGAACATCAAAGAGATGGTCGCAGTCACATAAGATGAACCATTCACAAGGTCGATTGCTGCATCTTCCACATAGCTTCCAGTGTTGCGACGTATCTCAAATGGAGTATAGTCAGGAGCACCAACTGCTAAAGTGATAGCATCAATTGTCCAAGTGTTTGTGTCATCTAAATCGATTGACGCAATGTTGTCTTGTTGATTAATCCAAATTTTTTCAATGCCTCCACTGTTGTTGTCACATGACTTCACAATGGATTCGAGAGCTTCGCACGACATAGGTATTTGATTTTGAATTGTTTATAAAAAATAGGGGGGAATTTCACCCCCCCTGGATATATTAAGAGTAGAGAACGATCTCTGCACCATTAACGTGAACGAAACCAACCTTCATGTTGGCACGAGTGCGGATGTAAGGCTCAGCAACTGTGTCAGCAAGGTTAACTGCTTTCAACGCTTTAGAATCACCTTCAGCATCGAATGCGTAGATAAGATTGTCTTTCAAAGTCAATACAGCTGTATCGTTAGGCATACCCTCACAAACAACAACTTTCACACCAAGGTAAGTCAATGCCAATGGAGTAGTCACATAAGTCATGGTGTTGCCAGAAGCAGCAGCCAATTCGTATGCGTTCGCTACGTTTGTAGAAACATACAAGCGAAGGTCAGCTTTCTTGCGGATGATGTCAGCTGGAGCAGCAGCGAATACTTTCGCTAACTCAGCCAATACATTAGATGCAGTCACAGTTGTATTGTTTACATCGATGACAGTTGCATCAGCCAATAAGCCTTTGATGTAACCATCACAAAGAGCCAAAGTAGCGTTTGCGCTCTCTGTGTCACCTTGCCAACGGATAAGCTCGAGGTCATTACCGATAGCTTTAGCCATTTCATTCCAGTAGAAATCCATGAAAGATGCAACAGTGAAATCACCATTTGAACCTTTAGCCATTTGAAGGGCAAGGAATGATTGCTCTAAATCAAATTGACAGATTTGCGCCATGCTGGATAGGGCACATACCGAAATTTCAACTGCGCTCAAGTCATCATCGGGAGCCGAAAATGAGCAGTTAGATGCCTGCAATGGCTGTGAAAATAACACGGTTGCAAGTTTAGTCTTATCCTTTACACCTGGCAAAAGACGGTAGTTGTCAGCGATTGATTCTTCTGCTAAATATGCTTTAGAGTAGAATGCCTCTGGGTTCGCTGCCAATAAAGCGGATGAGTCAACATCCAAATCGAAACGGAGTTTTCTTGACATTTTTATTTGTTTTTTATTGATTACTGAATTGTCTAAATGCGGCAAATTTTTGGCTCATTGTAGCCTCGGCAATTTGCTCCTCTGCCTTGTCTTCTTCTTTCTCTGCATACATCTCTTCCATCTGATTGCGAAGGTCAGCGATGATGGCAATCAATGCCTTCTCACGTTCCTCAATCACTGGCATCACGATTGCAAGGATAGCTTCTGCGTCTGTTGCTGGGTCGATAGCCATTTCCTCCTCGGTAGTGGTTGACTCTTCAGTTGTCTCTTCAACTGTTGTATCTTCCATCTTCACCTCTTCGGTTGACATTTCTTCCTCAACTACTTCTTCAGTTGGTTCTTTTTCCACCTCTTTGATTTCAACAACCTCGCCGTCTTTCACGACATAGATTTTGTCCTCAATGGTGTGTTCTCCATCAGGTAACTTCATGTTATTTAATTTTAATTGTTCCGATAACTTGAGACCAAGAAAGCCTTCAATGGAGAAACCAACTTGACCCTCTTCAACCAATTTGTTGTAGTATTCTGGGTCAGTCACTTGAGCAGTCACCATGAGAGTTCCTTCCGGCACTTCGATACCAAATGTGCTGAATGCTTTGTCTTTGGTCGGGTTGTCCACGATCCATGTCTCAAGGATGTAGGCTGGTACCTTCTTATCTGTGTCATGCTCCAGGTTGAAAATGTCACGATTGCGGAGGTCAGCCATAAACTTGGCATGAATCTTCTCAATGACATCAGCTGTGAACTGCACATAATAGTCACCCTCCTCAGAATCTCTGCGATAGATGTCCATAGGTATCATGGCTGGTGCAGTGATGCGGTATTTCACATCGTCAGCAAAAAGCATTTTTTTCTCGCTGCTGAATGCAAGACCCTTCACCTTTATGGCTGGCATATTGGTGAACGCAATCATCTCGATTCCCAAATTCTCGCCATCGCTGAACTCGTCATCGATAGTGATTTTGTAAATAGGAAGGTCTTTGGTCATGCTTATATTGCAAAATATTTATCTTTGTTCAAAAATTAGTATTATGATACAGATATTTGACCAGGAAATCCCTAACAAAATGAGCGAGCTGACCATCGAGCAGTTCGAAAAAATCAGCCAAATCCTAAACAATCAAGACTTCGACAACATCGAAAAATATGTTGAGATGTTCAAATACCTTGGCATCAAGGAAGAGATGTGGGATGACTACCCGTTCTCAGAATTCATCAAGCTCGTGCAAGATTTCAACCTCGACTCATTCACACCAGGTGAAACAGTGACAAGCATCGAAGTGGATGGATACACCTATGAGGCGCAGCTCAAGCTGTCAGTCAAGGAGACCAAGCTCATCGAGAAGATTGTGAACTCCAAGCCGAATCACTACATCAGTGACATCATGGCGATCATGTTCAAACGAACTGACCTATCGAACACAGAGCACTTCACCGATGCGCATCTCAAGCACAAGGCAAAGTTATTCCGCACTCAGAAGGCTGAGTTGTGTGTGCCATACATTGTATTTGTGACTGACAAAATCGCTGAGTATGCCCAAGCCAACACTGCCCAAGGGGTGGAATCAAGTCAGTCTTGAGCAGTTCATTGAGCTGCGCCAACTCAAAGTTGAGGATGGTGTATTCAACCACAACATTGACATCATCTGCGCACTCACAGACTCGCTCCCTGAAGACTTCGATGACCTCGACATTGCAGAGGTAGCTGAAATCTTCAAAGACCTTCAGTGGCTCTACACCGAGCCGAGCAAATTGTATACTGATAGGATAGGCAAGTTCTATC